GATTATCATCCTCTAATCCAAACTTTCAAAACCTACCTCGTGGTAGCACAGCTACAGTAAGAAAGGCAGTAGTATCTCGTTTTCCTGGAGGAAAAATATTAGAGGCTGATTTTGGTCAGTTAGAATTTAGGATAGCTGTATGGATGAGTAATGATCCTACAGGTCGTAAAGAAATAGATGAAGGGTTTGATGTACATGCTCACACCTCTAAGGTTCTTACAGAAGCAGGACAACCTACCTCACGACAAGATGCTAAGGCTAGGACATTTAGGCCTCTATACGGTGGTGTAAAAGGATCTGCTGCTGAGATGGAATACAACAAATCTTTTATGAAAAAATATAGTGGTATAGCTACGTGGCACACTGCACTACAAGAAGAGGTTATGCTACATAAAAAAATTACTACAGTAACAGGTAGACAATTTGCTTTTCCAGATGTTAAGAGATTACGTAATGGTGTTACTGAAGCAACTAAGATAAAAAATTATCCAGTACAAAGTGGTGCAACTGCGGATCTTGTACCTCTTTCTTGCATACTTTATAATAACATAACTAAGTCTATGAATTTAAAGAGTAAATTTATTAATACAGTACACGATTCCATAGTAATTGACATACATTCTGAGGAGATAGACATAATACCTAAGCTTATCTACCAGGCTATGATGAGTGTCGCACCTGCTATGGATAAGATGTTTAACATTACTTTAGATGTGCCTATGGAAGTAGAGTTAAAAATAGGAAATGATTGGTACGATATGACTGAAATAAATGTTGACAAATTTAGAAATTTAGATATAACAGATAACATAGATAGGAGAATAGCATGACAGAGAATGCACTAACAATAAAAGATATAGACGATTTACCTTACGATCAGATAGCAGGTGAGTTTGGTTTTGTAAATGAAGCTGAACAATCTGCTGCATCAGCACCAGGGTTTCCTCGTGTAACGGTAAATAATAAAGCAAGAAACAAAGAAGGTAATAAAGTACCTGATGGTACTGTAAAAGTATATCACCCAGAACATGGTTTGGTGTACGCAGAAGAAGCTTATTTAAGAATATTTCAACAAAGATTTTTTTATCAAAGATACGATGAGAATGCTACTTTCCAAGACAAAGAAGGTAACGACTTAAAAGGTCGCTATGTAAACAAATCTGTTTTTGTAAAACATCCTACAGAAGAAGCTCTTGATGAAGAAGGTGGAGTTAATTGTGGTAAGTTTAAAGTAGACGATTGGGATAACCTTTCAGAAGACCGTAAGAATTGGTGGAGAGGATCTAAAAGATATCGTGTTGTTTTTGGTATGCTAAGAGTAAAAGATGGTTTTGTAGACGGTGTTAAAGATCCTGTAAGTTTCAGTGATCTGCCTGTTATGTTTCAGATCTCTAATAGAGGAACATATAAAAACTTTGGTGATGTTATGTCACAGTTTTATAAAACTAAAAAGATGCCTTTTAAACATGAATGTAAATTTAATTTTCAATTAGAACAATCTGGTGCTATCTCTTGGTACGTAGTTACCCCTACTATAACATCAGAAGCTGTTCCTTTTACAGACGTAGACATGGAAACAAATAGATCTTTCTTAACTTATGTATCTAATCACAATGATAACATTCGTGCCAGGTCCTATGAAGCTAAGAGATATAGCCATGATGTAGATGCCTCTGTAGTAGATACTGATTTTATTGAAGTTAGTGAAGTACTACCTGAGTAATGGATAATAACCTAGCTAAAGTAGTAGCTTACCTTGAGTCCGCTAATAGAGGAGAGGTAGTTATGTCTGAGGAGATAATTGATCAGGCTGCGGAAGATTTTAAAAACGCACTGAAAAAACAATTTACTCCTCAAGACTTTTCATTTAAACCAAGACCATCTAACTTAGGAAGGCCTCTATGCCAACTACAGTTAGCAAAAGCAGGTGCTAAAGCAGAAGATAAATCATATACATTTAAGATGATTGTGACTTTTGGTGACGCAGTAGAGGCTATACTAAAGGCTGTTTTAAAATCTTCTGGTGTCGACTATAAAGAAGGTGACAAGATAAAAATAACAGAAACTATGTCAGGAGAGACAGATTTATATGTCGATGATAAAGTTGATGACATTAAATCTTGTAGCCCCTGGGCTTTCAGAAATAAGTTTTTAAATTTTAATGGGTTTAAATCCCACGATAGCTTTGGGTACTTAACCCAACTTCACTTGTACTCTAAAGGTGCTAAAAAGAAAGTTGGCGGTTGGTGGGCAGTTAATAAATCTAGTGGTGAGATAGCTTACTTAGAAGACGAGTCTACTGAAGAAGAGATTAAAGAATCTATAGACGGTGCTTTAGACAAGGTAGAGCAACTAAAAGCTGACCTCCCTTTTAAAAGATGCTTTGAATCTGTTGAAGAAAAGTTTCGTAAAGTACCTACAGGAAAAAGAATTTTAGGCGAAGAGTGCTACTGGTGTGACTATAAGTTTAGCTGTTGGCCTGACTTAGAATACAAACCNCAAGAAGCATCCTCTGCCAGAGAACCTAGATGGTTTTACTATACNAATGAAAAANAGGTTACCNATGACAAAGAGAATACTAGAAGTTGACGATGAAGAAGTTGTTATCTTACTTAGACCTAAAAAGGATAGTGATGGGGACTGGAATCATTCTACCAATATACATTTTCCTAAAAAACACGATGACTCTTATGACCTGGTGTCTGCTATCTGTGACTTGGCTCGTGCTATGGTGGGTTTTAGTTATGGCAGCGACCATGAAGAAATTATTGAATATACTTCACACTTTTATCAAATCCTTGATGGATTGCCAGATGAAAAGAATAAAAAAGAAACAAATAAAAAAGACAATATAATATACTTAGCCAAATGGAATAACGATGACTAGAAAAAATGATCCAGTAAATTATCCATCACACTATAATAACGGCAAAGTAGAGGCAATAGAAGCTATCGAAGCATCTATGTCTACAAAAGAATTTCGAGGGTATTTAAAAGGAGCAATTCTTAAATACCTTTGGAGATATACCTATAAGGATCGTGCCTTAGAAGATTTACTAAAAGCACGTTGGTATCTGGACAAACTTATCAGTGGTGTCCGATTGGAATCAATAGAAAACAATGAGATTACAAGTAACGATTAACTTAGAAATTAACCCAGAAGAATACCCTTTACCTATAGATGGAGATGTAAGAGATGAGGTCGAACAAATCATTAGAGACACGTTCTACGACATCGAAGGGATCGAAATCGAGGCAATCAAAACCTCGAAGAGGTCAATGGCCTCCACTTCGTATCCAATTCGAGGAAGGCTTTAGAGCCTTTACTAGAGGGATATTAAAAAGTCCCTATGGAGAGTACAACATACGCCACAAAGAGTGGATGAGAGGGTGGAATACTGCCTATTTTGAAAACAAAAAAAGATTAAAAGGATCAAAGAAATGACAACATATGATTTAACTAGTCATAGTTCTAATACTATAAGTCTGCCCACAGACTACCAAAGTTTTATTCACGTCTCTAGATACGCTAGGTGGATAGACGAAGATAACAGAAGAGAAACCTGGCAAGAAACAGTCACTAGATATTTTGACTACCTAGAAAAACACACTAAAGACAATCATAACTATAGTCTTACTGTAGAAAAAAGGAAGCAACTACAGGATGCAGTTCTTAATCTAGAAATAATGCCCTCTATGAGAGCCTTAATGACAGCAGGTGTTGCTCTAGAGAGATGCCATGTTGCGGCTTACAACTGTTCTTATCTCCCTGTAGACAGCGTTAGGTCTTTTGATGAATGCCTTTATATACTTATGTGCGGTACAGGTGTTGGGTTTTCAGTAGAAAGAAAGTACACAAAACAATTACCTACAATCGGTGAGTCCTTTGAAGACAGCGAGACTACAATAGTTGTAGGAGATAGCAAGGCAGGTTGGGCTAAAGGCTATAAAGAATTAATACATCTACTATACTCTGGTCAAATACCTAGTTGGGATTTGTCTAAGCTAAGACCTGCAGGAGCTAGGCTTAAAACATTTGGTGGAAGATCAAGTGGTCCAGATCCTTTAGATGATTTGTTTAGATTTACTGTAGGCATATTTAAAAACGCAGTAGGCAGGCAACTAAAGTCTATAGAATGCCATGATCTTATGTGTAAGATAGGCTCAGTAGTAGTGGTGGGTGGTGTAAGACGTTCTGCACTCATTAGTCTATCTGATCTACAGGACCAGGAGATGGCACTAGCAAAGTCTGGTGAGTGGTGGAGCAATGAAGGCCAAAGAGCATTAGCTAATAACTCTGTTTGCTATAAAGAAAAACCTCCTATAGGTATCTTTATGAAAGAATGGCTTACATTATATAATTCCAAATCAGGTGAGCGTGGTATATATAACAGACAATCAGCAATACAAAAAGCGTCAGAGAATAATCGTAGAAAAACTGAGTATGACTTCGGTACTAATCCTTGTAGTGAAATTATACTAAGACCTTATCAATTTTGTAATCTTACAGAGGTGGTAGTTAGAGCAGAAGATACTATAGAAACTCTAGAAAGAAAGGTTGAGTTAGCTACTATACTAGGTACAATACAATCTACTTTAACTGATTTAAAATACCTAAGAAAGATATGGAAAGATAATACAGAAGAAGAAAGATTGTTAGGTGTTTCTTTAACAGGCATAATGGATTGTGAGTTATTAAACAGTTCAACTGCAGGCTATTTACCTGATTTATTAACGGATCTAAAAAAGGTAGCTGTTAGTACTAATCTAGGTCTTTCTTCTAAACTAGGCATACCACAATCTACAGCAATAACTTGTGTTAAACCTTCTGGAACTGTTTCTCAATTAGTTGATTCAGCATCAGGTATACATGCAAGACATTCTCCTTATTACATTAGGACTGTTAGAGGAGATAAGAAAGATCCTTTAACTCGCTTTATGGAATCTGTAGGAGTTCCTGTAGAAGATGACGTAATGCAACCAGACAGTACTGTTGTGTTTAGCTTTCCTGTAAAGTCTCCTACTAAGGCAGTACATAGAGATGACACAGGTGCAATAGAACAGCTAAACTTATGGTTAAAGTATCAAAAAAACTGGTGTGAGCATAAACCCTCTGTAACTATAACAGTTAAAGAAGATGAGTGGTTAGATGTAGGTGCATGGGTGTATGAAAACTTTGATGACGTTGCAGGTATTTCTTTCTTGCCTTACTCTGATCACACCTACAAGCAAGCACCCTACCAAGAATGTTCTAAAGAAGAATACTTAGAGCTTAAAAAAAGAATGCCTAAGAATATAGATTGGCAATCTCTTTCTGATATAGAAAAAGAAGACAGCACAAGAGGTGGTCAAGAATTAGCTTGTACCGCAGACTCTTGTGAGATAGTGGATATAACATAATGACACATTTCGACATAAAAATTAAAGATGACACAGGTACGTCATACGACTTTAATGCACGATATGCTTTTGCGTGCAGCAATCTAGAAGATGTTCTTTTTCATCTAGATACAATATTAAGAACAGCAGGTTTTGTTTTTGATAATTTAGAAGTAAATACTAAAAGCACCCAAGAACTAGAAGGTGAGGATGTCCCTCATCTCGATTTTGATATTGAATTTGATGGAGAATAATATGACTAAAAAACGTGCAAGAACTGAAGACGGAAAATTTATTGGTGACGATCCCACTACACCTGAGAATGAAGCATTTACTGATATACAACCTGACGTGCCTCAGAACTATGTAGTTGACTTAGAGTTACTTAATGAAATAATTAATATTTTAGGACAGTTAAATTACAAGTCTGTGTTTCAGACTATGGAAAAACTTAGAAAACTTCCTGCAGTTAATCTTACCCCAGAAGAAGATAAATAATGCTTAGTTTACTAGGTTCTTTACTAGGCTTTGGTAGTAGCTTTATGCCAAATGTTTTAGGTTTCTTTGAAAAGAAACAAGCTAACAAACAAGAGTTGTTAATGCTAGAAGCTAAAGCCAAGTATGCCTCAGAGCTTAGTAAANTAAAATTACAAGAGATAGATGCTCAGGCAGACATAGAAGAAGCCAAAGGTATATACGCACATGCAGAAGCNTTAGCTAAATCTAATCAATCTAAATTTATAGGTGCTNTACAGGCTTCTGTTAGNCCTGTNATTACTTATGCTTTCTTTATGCTGTTTGCTTTTGTAAAAGGTGCATATGTAATTATAGCCGTACAAGGTGGTGAAGATTTCTTAAAGGCAATACTAACAGCCTGGGATGACGAGACAATGGCATTATTTGCGGCTGTCATGGCATTTTGGTTTGGTAATCGTGCAA